AAATTTTTACGGCAATCGATTTTGCAAACAAAGGGGGCATGTTTCACGTGGAACATACCCTAAAACGATTCCATTGGTAACTGTTTGTGTGAAATCGGGCCTAGGCGTTCGCCAGCCAGACAGGGGGGCCAAAATCCGGGGTGGGTGCTCACTTACGTGAGATACCGCATAAATCGGTGCTGGGACTCTACCCTCTCGGCCCGGCCCACGGCCCGGCATGCGCGGCCCACGGCCCGCGCTGGGTGAGCTCAGGCCCATGGTCCACGGCCAGCTGGGCGAGCATCACGGCCCCGGCCCACGGCCAGCTGGGTGTTTGTGATCCCTCATCACAAACCGAATCACAAACACAAACACGGGCCAGCTGGGCGCTGCAGCTGGGCGAATCAATCCCGGCCAGCTGGGCACGGCCCACGGCCCACGGAGCGGCCAGCTGGGACCATGGCCCACGGCCAGCTGAGCACGGCCAGCTGAGCACGAATCACGGCCCACGGGCGGCGCGCTGGGGCCATAGGTTCAGGGATCAGGGACCAAGGCTCGAGCGGCCCGGTTTGGCGGCCGGGCGCGCTGGGCGTCCGGGGCCAGCTGGGTTATTGCCTTTATAGACACACGATAATGTACAGCGCTAGCCGGGCCCGGTTTACACGGGCGAAAAAAAACCGCCCCGAAGGGCGGTCCGCGCGGCCCAGCTGGGCCGAGCTCAGGGAAAACGAATCACGCTACAAGGTCCAACAGCTCGCCCGCTTGCGTCTCAAATTCCACGCGGTCAGCGGTCCATTGAATCGAACGGGCGTACGCAGTAGCGCCCGTCACAGCGTCCCAGATCGTTTCAATCGGGCGCCCCTCATCAATCACGTGCGCGTGCTCCACGCGCTGGGCGATACGCGGCCCGAAACGATTCGCGAGAAACTTGCTCACGTCCGGGATACGTTCGCGCTGGGCCGCTTGTAGCACGTTCAGCGTGTTCGATTCGCTCGCTTGCGAGTAAGCGAGCAAGGCGGGCGCTACTTCTTCAATGAAGCGGTCCGGAGCGCTGGCCGTATGGCGAAGCGATATTTCTTCGAGCTCATGAGCGCCCCAAACGATACGATTCGCGCATACGAAATCGAACAAAAAGGTTTTCACGCGTAGCGCGCCGCCGCCCACTTCGGAATTCGTGACAAAAAACCCCCGGGCCAGCGTCCCGGTCTCGCCGTCCCGGCGGCCCGGTAGCTCGATTCGGTTTTTCTCATCCGCGAGAAACACGAACATATCGCGATCGCCCGCGTATAACGTGGTGTTTTCGCGGTCCACTTCCACGGCCCGGCCCCATACGCCCGGGACGCGGAAATCGCCCGTTACGCCGTCACCAAAGCGGTCAATCAGCGCCGCAATAACGTCATCATTCCAAACCCGGCCATAACGCGGGCCCGTCATTGCACGAATCACTGATTCGCCGTTACGCGTTAACAGTACGCCCACGTCCTGCGCGTCCCGCTCATGTTGCATACCCCAGTTGATACAGTCCGCCGCTACTGGGGCCGGAAGTGTGCGAAGGTATCCCGCTGGCGCGCCGATCAGGCCCGCCGCTTGCCCGAATGCCCAATGCGAAGGTGCAAACCCGTGCCCGTTCGGACCTTCAATCAAAATGCCGGAATTGTCATCCGTGGGCACTGCGCGGAGCTGGCGCGAGCTCACCACGGCGGCGCGACTAATAGCGCGCTGGGCCGCTTGCGCGGCATGCATTTCGGTCAGCGAAACAAACCGCTCTTCGGCGGGACGTGTGGACCATTGTTTTGAAGCTTGCATTAATGTTGCCATAATGAAATTCTCCCTGTATTGTGAAAAATGAAACACTCGCGGGCGGTTTGCCCGCCCGGAAAGTATAAGCGAATTAATCAGAATTACAAACCAATTTATTCCGGGCCCGCTCCGGGGTATATCGACTGTAATTCCGGACGCGAGAATACCGCTCACGCGCTACGCGTTCGCGGAAAGTGAGCGGAATTCCGGCCAGCTGGGCCGCATGCATTAATGAGCTCAAATCGCAGTCCTCTTCGAGATAAGCGAAACCATCCCGAATGTAACTATAGGGCGTGATTGAATCGAGCAAATTCAGGCGGTCAAGTAAGCGAATCGAAACTTTCGCCCATGCATGGCCGGGGTCCGAAATAATGTCAAGCTTCATTTTTCACCCCTTCCCGCTTTTCGAGCTCGCTTTGAATGTGGAATTCTAATAATTCTGCAGCTGCAGACCATGGACTAGCGTCGAATGAAACGCCCTCATAAATTGGTTTTTTCAGCTCTGCAAAAACAATCGACAAGAGCTGAAGAAGGGCGCCCGTCTCGTGGCCCTCGTTCAGCCAATATAAATAAGCTTGCTTTTGCTTTTCCTGAGTAGTCTGATCATTGAAAACCGCTAGTGCAATTTGTTTCATTTGCATGATGGCCCCCTCAGATATCAATTGAAATGCTAGCGTTTTTCAATACTTCTTTTACCGCTTCGTCGAGGTCAAAATCGTCCTCGAAATAGTCCTTGATTGTCTGGCCCACGTCGATATGGTCCTCGATGTTCGCGTTGAGATAATCGCCCATACGTGTATCGAGCTCAGCGTCCGCCCACTTTTTAATTCGCTGATCGATCAGCTGATCGAGGGCCAGCTGGGCGGGCGCGGTTTGTTCGGCCCGCTGGGCGTCCGCTTTTTCGATAGCGTTCGCAACGGTGTTCATTACCATGTACAGCGCCGTATAACAGTGGGCTTTTTCTGGATAGGACGAAAAAACCATATCGGCATAGCTCAGCGCGTCCGCGATATCGTCTCCACGGTCCGCAAATAAATTGTTTCTCAGCAAAGCGATAATTGATTGACTCATAACTTTCTCCCTGTATTGAGTGAAGCAACGCGGGACCAAGTGCCCGCCCGGAAATTATAGGGCCTTACTTTGAAATTGCAAGCTTATTTTTTCGGCCCGCTTTGATCCCGTCCCGTGCGCGATAAAACCGACAATTGAGGGCCGCTCCGAACGCGAGCACAATTGACAATCCGCGCAGCTGATATCGTCGCGCAGCTGGGCCGGGCACGTCACCACGGGACGGCCCGCCGGGGTTTTCGTGAGTGAGGGCGCGCCGGGCGGAAGTAGCGTCACCACGGGCCCAGCGTCCAATGCCGCCAGCTCATCCGCGTGTGCAAGGTTATTCGCCGATAAGTTAATAGTAAATCCGCCCGCGTTCGCTTCGCGAATCAACGCTAGATTTTCAGCGCTGGCCGGTTTGTGCGTATACGTGAAGCCGCGTTTTCCCGTGTTCGCCTTGACTAGCATGCGCAACGCGTCCGGATTAATTGATTCATTCAGGCCCGGTAAATCGCCCGCCTGATTATGCCGCCAGAGCTGGCCCGCCGGTAAAGCTTCAATTGATTCGCAAAACTCAGCCCAATGCATGCCACGCTGGCCCTCAGTAACAGCGCGCCAGTGCAAGGCAAGCGGCCCGCCGTCCGCATAACATCCGTTTTTCTTAAGCGGGCACGAATCAGGGCACGATTTCGCGCTGGTAGTAGATACCGGTATCGGGCCGGTTTTCTTATTTGAGCTCTTGATTGTCAAGTGAACGGTTTTCAAAATTTTCTCCCTGTATAAGCGCGCCGCTTGCGCGCAGTAACTTTATAGCTCGATTCTATCCGGAAAGCAAGTTATTTTTTGCGGCCAAAAAGTGAGCCGAATATTTCGTGCAATAACAGCATGCGCGCAACACGGAAAATTGATCCCTTCATTTCCCGCTCCGCTTCAATTTGCTCGGCCCGCCTTAATTGTTTTAATCGCTCGCCTTCCCGCCATCGCCGCATTACTTCGCGCTCTCTCATTCCACATTCACTACGCGGTGAGATTCAACAATCAGCTGAATTACTGAAAGTAAATTTTCGGGATTGTCGGCCACGTAAGCAACAGCAACCGCCAAAGCGGCGGCGGTTTCCTGATCGCTCAGTCGGAGCTCTTCGCTGGCATAAGAAAGTAAACGGAGAGCTGCATCACTTCTGGATATGTTCGCCATGATGTGCCCCCCTTAGATTTCTTCTGCGACGTGGTTGTCGGTGTCGCAAATGAAGCGAATAACTTCAACACGAAACGACGATTCGCTGGTGTGCTCGTTCACCATCTCGTCCAGCTCCTGCCGGGTTTCCGCCGTCCATAAATAACGCTCGTGGTAATTACGCGAATGTGAGTAAAAGCGGACATAGTAAAGTTTGTTCATTTATTTCTCCCTGTATGTAAGCCGGGCAAGTGCCCGTCCGGAAATTATGCGCGCTCGTTCGGCAATTGCAAGACCTTTTTGTGAAATTCTTCCCAATCAATTTTTGCGAGGGGCCAGCGCGCAACACAGTCCGCCATGATTCCCCGCTTCGATATATCGAGCACTTGCGCGCCCGTGAACAAAAGTAACTCAGGCGCGCGAACCTTCGTGTTCACTTCCACCACGACGAAGGTCGGGCATCCCAGCGCCGCATGTTTCATATGAAAGGCGTACTGGTGAGGGCTCAGGTTAATTTTCAGGCCCGCGCTAACTACCTTCAATTCGATTAGAACGAAATGCGAGTTCGGCAGGGCCACCATCAGGTCCGGAATTCCCAAGTTCACCCGCGTCTCGATCCGCGTCATGTGAACTGTCGTCCAATTCCGCTTTAATCTGTCGAAAAGCCGCTGCTCGCTTTTTCGTGACAAGTGCTGGTTCCTCCTCGCCTAACGGCAAATCGTCCAAAAAATCACCCGGCTCAAATTTTACTTCGGGCTCCATGGGTACGGGCTCTTCCTCGATTTCTTTTATTTCCATCTCCAAAACGGTTGTCGGGGGCGGTCCGCCATAAATCTGCTTGATCTCCTGAAGCTTGCGGATCACTTCCTCTTTTGACATCGAATCAATAGTGCCAATCCGCACTTCCTTGCGATCTACGTAAATCGTGCCCAGCGCCTGCCCACGGCGGTATTCCGCCTGTACAGCAGCAGACCACGCCCCGGCCTGTATCGCCTTATCACGGATCATCTGCAGGTCACGCATGTGCCGCTCAAAAGTCGTCCCGTACTTCTCCGCCAGCTCGTTTCTAAGCTCGTTTACCGCCGCCACGACGTGTGGGCTACGTGCAGGGTCCAAAAGCCGCTTAATGGCGTCTGTGGCCGCATTTGGCGTGTATCCAGCCCGTATAGCCGCTTCCGTCCGGGTCATGCTCCCATCACGGGTCACATATTCCTGAACAAAGGCCCACTCTTTTGGGCTAAGCATCATCTGCTTGCCGCCTTTCCCCGGTTTAGGGGTGTTGGCTATCCGCTCTAGCACATCTTCGGGCAGGCTGGGCATCTGTGCCACGGTTCTGGTCTCCACCTTACGCTTAGTCATGCCACTCTCCTAATAACCCACAAACCATCTACATCCCGCATTTGACGAACAGTAAATTGCTTCCCACCATGACGTTTACAAAAACCCTTTGCCGCATTTCGAGCCATTTCTGCCTCCGTCATGCTTTTTGCCAAAAAGTAATCGTTGACGATCATCCGTTTAAACGGGTATCGATAGCGCCCTGATGCCGTAAAGCTAACGGTATGTTGCCGAGGTTTGATGTCCTTGAACCGTGGGCATTCCTCATCCTTCAACATAAAGTTCTCCTTTCTGATTTTTCGCATTCTACAAACGTACCCACTTCAATTCAAGCTTTTCCAGCACTCCTTCGCAAAACTCTATACAGGTATGTTGACCAAAAAAAAAAAAAAAATTTCAAAAAAGTTCCCGCGCGCGCACCCCGTAAATTTCACTACTGTAATTACGTCTTACACTTATCAATTACACAAAAGTAATACTAGACCCGCATAAACACTCGCTTATTACGTCATTACGTCCATTACGGTACGTTCAACCAAAAAAAAAAAAATAAAAATTTCACGGTCAACATACCTATATAGTACGCACGGTTTGACGTAATAATCGTGCATATCAAAAAAGAAACGTAATGGAAAAAACGTACCCATTGCTTTCCTAACAACACTCTCTTCTCTTTCCTTTCTTACAACAAAACCCCGGTCCATGGTCCTTGATCCGTGGTCCTTTCTCCTCGAATCCCCCACCTCAAAGATACCTACATAAACCCACATAAACCCTGCGCCGAAAAGCGGGCTTTCTTATCTTTTGACTAACAACCGTAGGGGAAGTTTAGTGCGCGGTGAGGTTGCTCATGAGGAGCGCGGACATATGTGAGAAGGTGACGGGGTCGATAGTTTCGCCCAGTACGAAGTCGACGATATTTTCGTAATCGTCTTCATTTAGGGGTGAGCCGAGGAAGATGAGTTGTCGTCCGTCTTGCAGGGTCACGTACATCACTTGGACCTTGGCCCCTGATCCACGGAACAGGAGCTGCTGTAGGGCCTCGGAGAGCGCCGTAGAGCCGTCGTTGTCCTCGTCCATGGTTCTCATCGTCCTTTGCAAAAAAAGCGCTTAGCGGCGCGCATATCGTCCGCTGACGTGCCTACCCACCATTGAACGCAGGCGCCGTTCTTTTGCGCTTGACTATAGCCTGCTTGTCGGCCTCTGGCATAGGCTTGTGTGATGAGCTCGGTGGTGTCGTCGCTGGGTCCTTTGTCCATCATGTAGCCCACGAGGAAGCCCGTGAAGGCCACGTAGATGAGGCAGAAGAGGGTGGTGGCTTTACTGGGCATGGGGGTCCTTTTGACGCGTGGTCCGTCGTTCTTGTTCGATCTGGATCAGTTCCTTGATGTTGTCTACTGCGAGGCCTGATCGTTCGTAGATGGTGAGCAGGAGTGCGGGCGAGACGTTTTGTGTGCCGTTGCGGATGCGTGAGACGCTGCCAGCGGAGAGGCTGAGTTTATCGGCCAGCTGGTGGTCGTTGTGGAGGCCGAAGATCATCATGACGGTATCCAGTAGGGCGTGGGGTTGTCGTTGCATGGTCTGGCCCTTTTTACTTTTTGTTAATCGTCTCATCATCACCGAATCCTGCCCAGAAGAGGAAGACGAGGGTAAAGAGCGCGGTGATGCTACCTGCGCCGATCAGGATGCCGCTGATGACCAGTAGGAGGCTGTAGGAGTCCATGATTAGGTGAGCAGGATGGCGATTAGAAGGCCGGAGACGGCGGCGGCGAGAAGTAAAGACATGGTGTCCTCCATAAAGTTATCGAAGCGGTGTTGGTCTTGCTGTTCCTTGGTCCATGGATCGGGGTCCTGCATCCTTTCCATGGCGGCTTTGGCTTGTTTTTCCAGTTCTTCGGGGTCGGTCATGTGTCTTCCTCGGTGAGGTCAGGGGGTCCGTCGTTGTCATCTTTGTCGTCCGGGATTTTGCCGGTGCGTTTTAGGAGGGCGATGGCGAAGTGTTTCCCTGCGTCTAGCGTTAGGAATTCTTTGTCCTCGAGCCGGTAGGTATGGTTAGCGGTGTCGTAGTTGATGTGGATTAGGACTTCACCGGACGGTGCGACATAGGAATGTCGTTCGTAGGTGAGTTCAGTCCAGAAGTAGTCGTCGTAGATCATGATGTGTTCCTATCGTTCGCGCATGGTGAAGGCGTTGGCGTTAAAGGTGCTGCTTTTGATCGTGCCCCCGTCCCAGAGGACGATGACGAGGTCTGCGACGTAGGTCCAGCAGCCGGTGGAGTGCGAGCCGTTGGGCAGCTGGGCGATAACGACGAAGCCTTCTTGCCCAGAGCACTTTTGCATTAAGAGGACGATCTTGCCGCCCCCGGCGTTGGTGGCCTCGAACCATGTCTCTGCGTGAGCGAGAGACGTGCAAAGGGCCAGTATCAGGAAGAGTTTTTTCATGTGTTCCTCTTTTTCAACAGGGCTTCGATGACGCGGGCAACATCAACCCCTCGAGAGAAGTACGGCCCCCAAGCGATGCGGATTTCATCGTCTGTCAGGTTTACCCACTCGCGTTCAGGCTGCGCTAGTCGGGCGCGTAGTGTTTCCATCACATGATCGATCTCTGCTGGCAGCGGTATTCCTGTTGGCGGTAAGCTGCACTGGTTGATGTCATCCAGCAAATTCAACGCCATCTCTAACAGTTCTCGGTCTGTCATAACTCCTCCCCGTTATCTTCAGCGGCTTTGTTCAACCTCTCTAGTGCTGGCGCACCTCTCTCGCGGATAGCGAAGGCACAACTTACCCAAGACGCATCGACTCGTTCACCTTCAGCCTCACACACCTTCGCACACGCCTCACGCTCCGCTGCTGCGACTAGGTTGGCAAATAGTTCCCAACGGTTCCCTTCAACCCAGTTGGCTTCGCCGCCCTCATGTACACCAGCTTGCTCCGCCATGCGGATAATGTCATCTCTGTTCATGCTCTCTCCCTCGCTCTAATGGCGTCTGGTCGGTAACTTTTGTAAATACTCTCTGACTTGCGGTCGATGCAGGCGCGGCAGACCCAACGGGGTACGCCACGCGTGATCCTGCGCTCCCCACCTTCCATGGTCCGTGTCGCTTGACAACTGGTACAAAACTTTGTGTCCTCGCTAGTCATCTTGATTCTTCTCCTTCAACTTATTGCCGATCACTTCAGCAAAGGCCGTGGGCGTCTTAGTCACGTTCCACAGCACTTTGACCTCGGCGGTACTAAGCGGCTTCCAAGGGCGTGGAGGTTTTTTTGCCGTGTCTTCGATCACCAGCTGGACGAAGGCGAGTAGATCGTCGTCACACGGGAAGACCCAGTACTCTCGTTCGATCAAGGGCCGTGGTTCGCGAAACGCGCCCGCTGATTCAGCGAGTTCGAAGTAGTGTTCAGGGCTCATTCTTCTCTCTCCAGACCATTTTCAGGACGGCCACGGCGTGAAGGTAGTAGTTGTGTCGTTCCTTGTCCCGTTCGTGCATCTCGAGCAGCACGTCACAGCAACGTGTGAAGGCGTGACCTGAGACGCGGTCCGCGAAGCTTGCTAAGGCTTCCGGGGTGATCGGTTCATGGGCCGTGATCCCTGAGTCTTTTGCCATGCGAAGGAGGTTGTCGTTCATTCGTTCTCCTCTTCTTGATCTTTTTCAAAGGCGTCGAACAGAGCCCATGAGGCGGATAAGCGGTCTACCAACGTCTTGAAATCAGCGTCTTCAAATTCGCAACGATGGAGCACGGTGGCTTGCATTAACAGAGCGAAGACAAACGTCGCGGGATCAAGATCAGGGTATTTTTCAAACTGTTCGTCCTCATGATCGTTAAGATCCTTTAATAGGTTCATAAGTTGTTCATTCTTTTGTTCTTCAGTAAGCGTCATGATCCGTGTCTCCGTAATTCGTCGATGACTTCTTGCAGGCGAGAGATATCGGCTTGCAGGGATTTCATCCGGCGCTCGCGTTCAGCGAGGGTTTGTAGGTAGTGATTGAGCACTTCGATCTGTCGCTCCATGAAGAACAGATCGGCGGCGAATTGATTGAGTTTGTCTTGCATGGCTTTCTCCTTTCTAGTGGTACATCAAATGTCGATTTCGTCTTTTCGGCAGTAGCTCAAGAGTTCCGTGACGGGGACTTCGGTGAGCAGGTGAATGCGCAGGATGAAGAGGGCGCTGATCTTGTTGGTGCCGCGTCGAATTTTGCTAATGGCTGAGGGTTGAACGCGCAGGATAGTGGCGAGTTCATGGTCAGCGGTGACTTCAAAGAAATCTTTGACGGCGTCGATGAGTTTATGTTTATCGATATGTGAGCGGGGCATGCTATCTCCTACCAACGGGCGAGGCCGTGGGTTTGTAGGGTGGGTGTTGGTGGTGTATGTTTTGCTTTTGTAATGAGCTTCCATCCGGGCTGCATGAACTTTTGTGCTTCATGCAGGTCCCAGAATTTGCGGAAGAGTTTTCCTTCATCGTCGTAGACTTCGTATCTCATATTTTCCTCTGGCAGGCGAAGGCTTGGTGATCGACGCGGAAGGTCATGGCGTACTTGCAGTCGCTGATGATCCGTGATTCGCTATTACTGGCACCTATGTAGAGGCCGATGAGGAGTGCGATGAGCGGCCAGAAGGCGAGAGACCAGATGCGTTTGGCCCATGGCACGACGAGTTTGGTGTCGAAGAAGGATTCGAAGTTCATTTTAGTGATTCCTAAGCGTGTTGATTTGAGCCAGTAGGGTTTCATTTTCTTTCTCCAGTATTGCGCAACGATCAGCCATCTCGGCCCATTTGAGTTTGTAGAGGTTTTGGCTTTCGATATGGTCTGCAGCGGTCATCAGAAGGCTGCTGACGGTGTCGTTATCGTGCTCTTCGAGGTTGTTTGATATGTCGCGTAAGAGTTCCACAAATCTCATGTCAGGGCTCCGAGGAGGTTTTTAATGCGTTGGCTGATACTGGGTCTGGTCCGTGTTGCGCGAATCTGGCGTAGGTAGTCGTTGCCGTCGTTAGCGCAGCCGGTGGCGATGTAGAGTTGTTTTTGCAGCAGTTGGATTTCTCGCACGGCCATGTCACGTTGACGGCGATAGCGCTCAGAGAGTCGTTGCCAATATTCGATGGTATGAACCGAGTTATCCACGCTTAGTCCTCCACGCTTCGTACCGGAAGTAATCCTGAACAAATTCTGGGGTGAGTATGTCGTCTTCAAGTGCCAAGACTTCGGACTCGGATAGTGCCGTTAGGATATTAACGCGACGCGATTTGTTTTGGGAAGAGGGCACACGGATATACACGCCAGTGATGTCAGCTTGCAAAGGTATATCGGGGCCATCTAACGGTGGGATGATGTCGAATTCGACTTCAACATCAAGGTTTAGGTTGGTTTGATGCTGCATTTTCTCTCTCCTTTCTACGTGCTGCTACGGCTGCTCTGTATTGATCCTCTGCCCAGCGCTCTTCTTTGTCTTTGCGTTCGACTTCGATGAGTGTTTTGTTGAAGGCCGCCTCAATCATTTTGTGGACGATCTCCATCATGGATAGTTTGTAGTACATCGCCAATTCCTTGACCATTTGGTAGGTCAGTGGGCGCAGATTCAAGACTTTGTATTGGGTTTTCCGTAACGCAGAACCGGGGCCGGGGTACTTCTTGCGGCGTTTTGTGCGCCTGCCCTTGCGTTTGACGGGTCTCCCTACCCGCTTTGGCTTGTAGTCTTCCATGCTTTCTCCTTTCTGCCTTGCATAGTATACGACACCGGTGAAACATGCAAGGGGGAATTTATCCTAAAAAAAGGCCCGCGAGTAGCGGGCCCCAACCAAACTAGGAGAAAGCGAGACAGGGGAGACTGCCTCGCCTTCATCATACTGCTTCTCCCCACGAACGTCCAATTTCTACGTCCACTCGGCTGGGGACCTCGATGGACACGGCCTTTTCCATGATGGCAGCGGCTTCGCGGGCCTCGTCCTTCGATTTAACGGACATGGCAACCTCGTCGTGGACCTGCAGCAGGAGGTTAAAGCCTGCCTTGTGGAGCGCGATCATGGCCGCTTTGGTCTGATCTGCCGCTGACCCTTGAATCAAGCGGTTTAATCCTTTGTAAGTGAACGCTCGCTTCACCTGCCGCCCGTATTCCACCACGGCCTGCTCATACGGCAGTGCCTTGTTCACGCCCCATTGCTTGGGCTCCCAAAGGGGGAAGCGGCACTTACGGCCCAAGAGGGTACGGATCGCGCCACCGGAGGCCGGATGGTCAATGCGCTGCATAACAGCGTTCACAGTGCCCTTTAGGTACGGCACCTTCTTGTGAAACACCTCCAAGAGCTCAGACGCGTCGTCCATCTCCATGTCCAAGGAGGCGGCAAGCTTGCCTTTGCCCATGCCGTACATCAGCCCTAAACCAATGGTCTTAGCCTGCTTACGTTTGATCCCGGCCATGTCCGCAACCATCTGGTGGAAGTCGGTGTTCGGGTCTTTGTGGTACGCCTCAACCATCTTCTCGGCCCCCGGCAGGTCCAAGAGACTGGCGTAATGCACAAGAAGTCGGGGTTCTTGAGACGAGAAGTCGCAACTTGCCCAAAAATCGCCTTCTTCGGGCAGAAAGAGGGAGCGTACCAACGGGCCGATGACCTCGTGCCGTGCAGGGACCTGCTGGAGGTTTGGGTTTGCCATCGACAGACGCCCGGTTACTGTCCCGCCTTCGTCACTGCGTAGTTGGTTGACGTGTGGATGGATGCGCCCGTCTTTCTTGGAGAAGTCCAGATACGGCTGCAGGAATGTCCCGTGGGTCTTGTTCAGTTCTCGGGCCTCCACGATCTGTTTTGCCACCGGATGTTCACAGGATTCGAGGAAAGATCGGGTGAAGCTCGGCAGGCCATTGGCCGTCTTAGGATACGCCACGCCTAGTTTGTCGAAGCCCGTGGCAATCGAGGCTGCCGCCCAGATGTCCACAGGGGTGCCACAGGTCTTGCGGATGTCTTTGATTAGCTGGGTTTCGCGATCTCGGTACTCCGAGATCACACGCTCTGCCTTGTCTCGATCAAACCGGATGCCCCGCAGCGTCAGGTTGATCAGGATCGGCAGGAGCTCTGTCTCAACATCGAAGATATGCTGAACTTCTTCACGAACAAGTAGCGGCCTGAAGGCTTGCCAAAGCTTTAGAGTAAGCGCAGCGTCTTGTTCTGCATACTCTCCGACGTACATGGCGGGAAGCTTCCAGAGTTCTTTCTTAGCATGTACGCCGAAGTCCCCAGCTGCTTCTTTAAGACCTTGCTCCGATTTCGTCTCTTTGAGGTAGTCGAAGCCAAGCGCATTGAGGCTGTAGGAGAAACGATTTTCGTCGAGAAGCGGCGCGGCGAGCATCGTATCGATGATACGACCATTGATGGTGAATCCAGAGGATAGTAACCACCCGGCATCATAAGCGGCGTTATGCATGACTTTGTCTGCGGGGGTGGCAAGAACCTTTCTAATCCAGCGTTCAACAATGCTGCGATCAAGGTTGCCACCACCGCCATGAGCAACAGGGAAGTAGCCGCTCCAACCGTCCACGGCGACAGCATAGCCCACGATATACCCGTCAGCACGAGGCCAACCGGGACCCATACCTTCCATGTGTGGATCACAGGTTTCCAAGTCAATTGCAATCTCCTTCGCATCAGATAGATCAGGGAAGTGGGCCGGGGGCACCCATTCGGTTTTCACGGGAAATAAAGGTAGTGACCTACTCAATTCGAAATCCCCTCTCAATATTTTTTGGCTTGATGATGTGCAGTGATTCTTTAGCCCTTGTCAGTCCGACGTAGAGCAAGCGGTTTACATCGTCGGCGTTGTAGGCGTATTCCTTGGCAAACTTTGGTGAGAGGTCCGTTAAGAGCATCACGTTATCTGCTTCGCCACCTTTTGCTCCGTGGATCGTGGAGAGCTTGATCGGCACTTTGCCCATTAACTTCGACCCACGACGCAGGATCGAGATGATGTACTGGCGCTGGCTATCTGAAATCTTTGTCAGCACCTTGTGCCAGATGTCGTCGGTCAACAAACCGTAAGACGCTTTTAGCTCTTCCAATGTGTATTCGTTGTTCGGATCGATGTCGCGCAGTGTCTTGAACCCACGCTGGACAAACTCAGTACCGAGATGCTTGTAGACTGTTTTGACCACAGGCATGGGCATAGCTTTACCTTTGCGCAGCGCCTCCCAGCCGAGTACAGCGGTCAGGATGTTCTCGGAGATGCTCCGTTGTCCGTGACGCTCGAACATCAGTCCCTGCGACTTTAGCCATTCGTACAAGTCGTTCAACATGTAGTTCGTGGAGGCAAGGATGAGCCAGTCCCCATGAGATACATCGACATGCTCAAAGCTTTCGTAGTAGGCGATGCGGCCCTCTTCCTTGCGCGGATGCCATTCTTTGGGTTGACGGGAGCGGATGCGTTTGACAACCCGGTTGGCAAGGGCGTGGACCTTGGCCGGGACGCGGTAGGACTGCTCAAGCACCTTGATCTCGCCGTCTAAGGAGAGGAAGGTTTTGACATCGGCCCCGGCCCATGTGTACACGGCTTGATCGTCATCACCGGCAATGAACGTGCGATCAGCGCGCTGTGCCAGCTGGATCACCATCTCCCATTGCAGACGCGAGAGGTCTTGTGCTTCATCGACGATCAACACGTCAAGCTTAGGCAGGTAGTCAGGCTCTTGAACGATCTGTTCCAAGAGGTCTGTGAAGTCCATTAGGTTGTTTTCGTATTTGTAGTGACGATACGCGCGCTCGACGTATTCGAAGTGAAACCATTCGATGCTAATGTTCGAGCGGTTGTAATGCGTCTTCAGATCAACACCACGAATACGGGCGAGATTGATCTCGTTCAGAATCGGATTGTCAGTGTGTACGATAAACTCATCTTCTCCGGCACTCACGCTCATGTCCAGTCCTGCGCTTCGTGCGAATTCACGATAGTGCTCGGGCTTCATGATCTCGTTGTTTGACACTTGCAGACAACGATAGGCAAGGCTGTGGAGTGTGCGAAACCACGGAAAGTCTGTCTCGGCGTTGAGTTCGTTGAACTTGGCAATCGCACGATCCTTCGCCTCATTAGCCGCTTTGCGCGTGAACGCAAAGTAGCCAATGGAACGAGACGGTATGCCGCTCTCTAACTCTTGCTCGACAAGCCTTAGAAGATAGGTAGTCTTGCCTGATCCGGGGGGACCGAAGACTTTATGAATCTTCATCGTCGTCGTAGTTTTTCCAGAGGATGATGGGCTGCGTATCGCCTGCATACTTGAAGACAAACTCTCGCTCGATGAATTCGGCAGCTTCATGTTCGCCCATGCTGTCTTCTTCGATCAGGATGCGAACCATCTCGATACCGTCGTAGATCAAACGCTCGACTAACTGTTCGCCATGCCATGTGGTGCAGATGCCAAGCTCTGCCTTTTTGAATTTCTGAAGCTCGAGGATTTCCATTAGAACGGCGCTCCTTTCTGTTGTGGTGTATCAAACGGTGTTTCTTGACGCGTGAACCGTGGTACTCGCCACGCTCTGATTGCGCGGCCTTTCAAGAACAAGCTGATGGGTTCGCCACCCATGTCACGAATCTTCTGTGCCATACGAGGCGCGGTAAGGCCGTTGAATCCGCTGCGCTTTAAGTGTGCTTCGAGGTCCTTCATGCGGAAGTACACCCGTGCTTCATCTTCATCTGTCCAAGGACGGCCCATGAGAATCTCTTCGCGGTCCATCGCTTGTTGCAGGTGTGTGGTGAACTCTTCCAGCAGGTCTTGGAAGCGACCGCTGTAGCTGGTGTCTTCGGGGGCGTCTTGTATCTGCTCGAGCTCCACCATCTCACGCAAGAGACCATTCAAGAAGCCTTCCCAGTCTTGCCGACGCAGTGTGGGGGGCAGGACGTTCAGACGTTCGACGCAAGCCTTTTGGAAGGCGGGCTGATTGAACAGTTGATCGGTATCGAGCTCAATGCGGCGATTATTGACATCCAAGAACCACAGAGGCGGCTCGGAGTTGTACTTGGTCAGGCTCGATATTTTGGGTGCGTCAGGGCCCTCTGCACCGATGCCGTGTTTACGCGTACGGCACAGGCCTGCGTTGCAGAAAGAGTTCAAAGGTGCATCTTTGCACTTGTACTTGTATTCTTTTTTGTGGAGCTGCTTCGTGATCACCTGAAGTTCGTTCATGGGCAGTGGTGGCCCCATGTACTTCAGGTTGTATTCCATCAGCTTATCTTCCCAATTGCTGGGTGTCGCTTTCTTGAGGTAGACCGCGATGTTAAATAGG